CTTGTACAATCTCAAAGATACCTGGCTTCATACCGCGCCGAATAATGAATTCTTTATTGCCAATAGAAAATTCTAGTTCCACCAACATATTCTTTTTATTGATGGTATTAATTAGTTGCGGTTTATTGATACGCCTAAATGGCTTACCATATAGCGCATATGAGATTGCTTCAATGAAGGTAGACTTGCCTGCACCGTTTTCGCCCACGATCAATGTAGATGGTGAATCAATTAAATTGACTTCTGTGAAGATATTCCCGGTTGATAGGATATTCTTCCAGCGTACTGTTTTGAAAATTATGCTCAAGTGCTACTTGCTTCTGAATATAATTCGGTTAAAAATCTTTCTACGTCTTTTCTTTCAACTGACATATCAATGTTATCCACAAACTTTTTAAGAATTGTAAGTGTATCTTCTGCTTCCGATACAATAGACTCATCATCTTCTAGATTTAGATATAGATTATCTTCTACAACTTGAATGCCAAGTGGATCTACTTTTTCTATTCGATCAATAAACATATCAAACCAATATGGATTGGTTTTTGCATGAACAATTACCTTTACATAGGTATCTCGGTATGCTTCAAAGCCAATATCCATCATTTCATCTATGTCAAGCTTTGAGTCATCATAATGAATCTTATTAAACATAGTATATGGATTTGGAATAAATGTTAGTTCACGAGTTTCAGTGTCAAACACATGGAATCCCTTTTGATCGCCGTAATCTGACCATGTAATTTCATATGGACAACCTAAGTAATTAATATTTCCTTTAGTTGACTTATGATGAAAGTGTCCAGAACAGACTACATCAAACTTACCAAATACATTAGAATTCATACCATGATCGATGACTGAACCTTTGTACATTTCAAATCCAGCAAGTTCAAGGTGACCCATAAGCACTTGAGCCTTAGTCTCTGAGATTAGTTGCAGAGAATCACTCATGTTATCTTGGCACATCCAAGGCATGAGAACTATTTTACATCCATCAAATTGAAACTCAGTAGGATCAGAAACAATAGTCATCCTAGGATATTCACGACCGCCATACATCTGATTCATGGCATTGATATCATTTGTATTTTTGTAATATGTGTCGTGGTTTCCTACAACATAATATGTTTCTATATCCATATTGGCCAAAGGCCGGACAAAGTCGTTCTCTAGACGAGCAGCTGTTGAAAAGTTAATATACTTTCGACGTTCTACAATATCACCAAGATGGAATACTGTCTTGATATCATTTATTTTTAGATAAGGAAAGAACACATTATCATAAAACTTCTTAAAGTAGTCAGCAAAAGCTGCCGAGTCGTTGCGTACACCCCAATGAGTATCTGTTACGATTGCAATTTTCATCGACGTGGTTGCTTATCCAATTCTTTTTGAAATTTTTGCACAGCAAGTTGCATTTCTCCAATGGCATTATTAATCATAGCAAAATAATTATAGCGAATATTCATCGGCACTGTTTTATTGTTTATATTATTAATCCAGTCTTGAATAAGTGGCGGTAAATTAGTTAGCATTTTCTTCCTCAATTTCTACAAAATTCTCTAGAACCAATTTCTTTTTCTTTAATTCATTCTTTTTCTTTTGAAGAGTATCTTCAAAAGAAGAAATTACATGAATAGCAGCATCGTTGTATCCACTACTAGCAATATTTTTATTATCTGAATCTTGAAAAGCATACTGATCATTAGAAATGATGGCTTGTTCCAGAGATTTATACTTAACGTATTGTTGCTTTTTTTCTTTTTGAATCCGAATAATAAAAGCATGATAGATAATTTTTTTAAAATACGCAAATGGATTGTCGTACTTATCTGAATTAAAACTTCTAATATTTGCAATTGATGTTTCAATACCATCAGAAATCATTTCGTCTCTATATGTATAATTAATAAAGTTAGGACGAAAAGCCAGGCGATTAGCAATTTTATAGATGCACATACCAATATAATTTGGGATACGTGGTTGAATTAATCCCTCGGCTTCAGCTTTTTTGCATACCGCTTTATATTCTACCATTGCTGCATAGAATTCTTTATTGTTTACATAATGTTCTTTAGTAGAAGCCTTTGGTTTCTTTACAATCATATTTTACTCTTTCGTTATAAGGATAATTATATACTACAACAGATTATTGTAAACAGTTTAATTGATCGTGGGCTTAAACATTGCCTTTTCAACAAGAGCTTTTATAGTATCGTCATCTTCATCTTCATCTTCATTTGTTGATGCTGACAAATCTAATTGCTTTTTATAAAAATTTACAATATTATCTTTAGGAAGCGTATAATACAGAATATGAAATTTATCAAAATATACACTTTCCATTTTAGAAAGCTCATTCCATGGAAAAATAACTACATTTGGTGTTTTTGCAGTTTCAGAAGTATATACTGTTGCTATTCGCATAGGATTTTCTAAACGTATTCCTTCATCATCTTCTTCTATTAATGTTCCAATAAATTGTTCACTGTTTGTCAATCTGACTAAAATGATTTCGTTTATCATGTTTTGAGACTCACTGAGTATATCTTATATGGAAATTGTTCTTCAGAGTAAATTTTAATTCTTTCTTTGAAGTGTTGAATTGTATAGTTTTGTTTTGACTTGTGTGATAGATCATCTGCTATATCATATAAAATAGCTGAATCTTTAGATTCACTTCTTCTTAATACTCGGCCAATGGACTGAAGGTTTTTGATACGAGATTTGCTTGGAGATGTAAATACTACATTATGCAGATTACGAATATTAATTCCTGTACTAAAAACTCCAGAAGAAGCTACAATAATAGCATCTGATTCTGTCTCAATAATTTTTCTGATGTGTTCTCGGTCTTCGGTCTCAGTTTTACCTGCAACATAGTAAACATTTCTACCATCAGCAGCTTTCTTAATCATATCATATAGAACATCACCATGTTTCTCTACATACTGAAACAACAATAGACTATTTCCTTTTAGAGATAGGGCCAGATTTTTAATAAATTTATTTCTGGCTGGATTACGTACGATCCAATCTATCTCAGCTTGGTAATCCATCTTTGACACACTCTTACGAGTCTCTTCATCATAAGATAACACTATAGCTTTAATCTTAAATTCAGCCAGATGCTTTTGATCTATAAGTTCAACAGTAGTAATGACTTTCTTTACTGCACCAAATAAACCTTCAAGAACTAATTTATTAGTTTGAGTGCCGTCAAGTGTGCCGGTAAATCCAAACTTATGCTTACATTCTGTAAGCTTTGACATAATAGAAATTAATGATTTGGCCTTGAATAAGTGAGCCTCGTCTCCTATGACTACATCAAACGATCTGAAATATTCCTTAGGCATTTTGTATATTGACTGCCAAGTTGAGATTGTGGTGTCCAAACTACTATGTTTAGATTGACCAGCATGGATCTTATGAACTCTAGAATCTGAATCAAAGCCATAGTCGGCAAAATCAGAACTAAGCTGACTAACCAGAGAAGTAGTTGGAACAATAATGAGAGTTCGCGCATTGTAATACCTCATAAGTAGATATATTATAAGTGACTTACCAGAGGCAGTCGGTGAAAGTAACAATGCTCTATGATTACGAACTGAATGTACAAATGCACTAAGTTGATAATCGCGAACTTGATACTGAGCAGGAAGATCTATTGTTTTAATAAAATCTTCGGCTTCTTTAAGAGAAAATTCTTGTTGAGTAAAGTCACCAGAATATTCTATTTCATAATCTCTTTCCTTAGCAAAATTCTCTATGTAAGGAACAAGGCCGGCATATACTAAACCAGTCATAACATTAAAAAGTCTTATTTTTCCGTCCCAAACTTTATTGCGAAAAGCTGGAGAGAACTTAGCTCCTGGGACAGAAAACGTAAAATGCTCCGACAACTCGTAAGCCGTCGAAGCTTCAGACTTTATCTTTACGTAAACATCATCATGTTTTTGTATAACTATAGTTTCACTCATTATGCTCCGACTTGGAATTTGCTCCATTCTATAGCTGACTTAATATTAAATCCGCGGCTAACTAAAGATTTGATAATAGAATCGAGTAGTCCCACCTTTTCTCTTTGTGCTGCAATTTTAAGTTGTCGATCAATGATAACCTGATCGGCTTCAAGATATCGTGGAATCTCTGTTTTAAGGATTGTTCTACGGCCAATCTTTTCCCATTCTTGCCACCAATTAAGCTCTTTAAGAGTCTCATTATCAATATTACCGGAATAGAAATCATGTCGTAGAGAAATTAGTTGCTTCAGGTCAGATTCCTGTTTGATTAGCTTCATCTTCTCATTAATATATATACGATAGTATTTGTTATGGATTTTTGGTATCTCAATGGATTCTTTACCAAGTTCATTCCTATCAATCACAGAGTCTTTATCCCAGTGCTCAAAGATCTCATCAATTGTCATGGTTTATATTTTCCTCAATATGTCAATTCAGGATTGACAATGCAATCATGTTGTAAACCAGATCCAGGGTATATTTAACCCCGGCTGGACAATACTTATTATATCGACACTTCAATTAAAGTAAATAGGTTAATTACACTATTTTGTAAGTAAAGCTATTATAACTGAATTGCACATCAGCCGTAATATATTGCACATCTTCCATGGTATAATCT